TTATCAGCTCTTTGTGTCTTTGATTCTGTCAGTGTTTCACATAATCCGTGGTGTTTTACCGGTGATTTTTCACATTTTCCGGGTTGTGCCGGCAGTTAATGGCAAGATAGCCATTATCGGATGAATTCCAATTTAACGTATGAACCCGCTTTCGGCAACCGTATGGCGGGACGCGGCCACACTCTGTTTTTAGAGGCGTTGGTTATCAATGAGTTATGAAACGTGGCGTGGAAACGCAGCCAAAAAATGCCATCGTTTCCACGCTACAGTAAAAATGATATTTGATTATCAATAAGTTACAGAATCGGGCGTGGCCGCGTCCCGCCGGGCGGACTTGCGGCAACCCCGGAGACGTTTTACTTCGTCCTGGCAGTGGGATTGTGGCAACCCTGGAGATGCTTACCGCTTCCTCCCGACAGCCGCTCGTGATTCCCTTCATCCATGGATTTGTTTGATTCCGCCAGGTCTCGTGTGATTGTATCCTCCCGAAGGCCTCTCTTATGATGCCCTCCATTCCGGGATTTGCCACACTGCGTGCGCCACATCCCTCTTCGCCTGCGCGGCGGGGCGGCGCTAAGCAAATTGAAGCTCAAAGGCCTGCGGCCTTTCGGGCTTTTTCCGTGCAAGGCCTTACAGGAGCGGTGCTCCCGACGGCCTTGTACGCAAAAAAAGCCCAGCGCAAAGCGCTGAGCTTCAATTTGTTTGCGGAGAGAGGGGCACTAATAATCCTAATATCATAGAATACCATACAATACCAAAACCATAACACTTTCAACGGGTTGCAGAACATAGCCCAAGATGATGATATTGCAGAATACCACACAATGCCGGAAAATCGCCCAAAATTCGTGTACATAATCGTGTACGAGGTAAAAGCCGGACAATTCGTGTACATTATAGATTGTCAAACCTTGACATTGCTTTTGCCTTTAATTCATCAACTATCTTCACATAAGGCTTCATTGCCGAAAAATCATTGTGACCCGTCCATTTCATAATGACCTCACTTGGAATGCCAAGTTGCAAGGCGGTAACGACAAATGTACGCCGTCCGCAATGCGTGGTCAATAAAGCCCATTTCGGAAAGACTTGTTCGTGCCTTATGCCGCCTTGAAAATAGACAATCCGTGTCGGTTCATCAATGCCGCATACTTGCCCAAGAATCTTCAAATGGGCATTCATCTTCACATTCGATATTACAGGCAACGCCAAATCTTGCGGAAACTTCATGTCCTTGTATTTGTCAATAATCGCTTGTGAATGCTTGTTCAGTTCAATGCGCAATCCGTCCACCGTCTTTTTTGTGACAACCTCAATAAATCCATCCTTGATGTCTGACCTTTTTAATTTCGCCACATCCGAATATCGCAAACCCGTGAAGCAACAAAACAAGAAAATATCACGCACCCTTTCAAGGGCGGCTTGCGTGGGCAAGAACACATGGTTTTCCAAGGTTTTTATTTCGTCTTGGGTCAAATATATTATTTCCTTTGAATTGCCGTCCGTGCCTTTCAATTTGGGCTTGAATGTGTCTTGAACATCCCCATTGTAATACCCTTTTTTGTGCGCCCACCGCAAGAACCAACGTACAAAAGCAAGATTCTTGGCGATGGTGGTGTTTCGCAATTCTTTCTTTTCCAAATATGCAAGATAGGCTTGCATCTTTGATTCATTGATTCCGGGAAATGACAAGTGCGGGTCAAAGTCATAAAGATGATGCTTGATTGCCGCAAACTTTTCAAATGTCGATGGTGTCCATTGATTTTGTTTTCCCATCATATCGGTAAACAGGTCGAACACATGAAATAAATCCATGTTCGGGTCTGCAAGGCTTTCATTGGTCTTGGTTTTTCGCCCGACCATATCATTGAACAAATCTTTGATTTCGTCCAATGTCGGAACACGCTTTTCAAGCAATTCATATCGGGCAAACACTTCATTCATTATTGCTTTCCATTCATCAATGGTGCGGTTGATGTCAGCCGCACCGGGGGCGGATTTCAAGGCGCATTGATTATTCGCATCCCAATCTTTCAAATCAATGTTATGCCCGGTCGGAAAATCAAGTGGTCTTTGCCCACGTAATGTCACCCGCATACGAATGGCAAGATTATGCGTTTCGCCCGGCTTGCGTTTGTGTAGTAAAAACTTTATTCCTTTTTGGATGTGCATTATTTTTCCGATTTAAGCATTTTACCACGTCCGAGCAACAACCATTCGGCGGAAACGCCAAAGTCCGTGCAAATAGCCGAAAGCGCATCCAAATCAATCATTTTATAATTAGTTTCATCCAAAGGCTTGTCAAGACTGTTTTTTATACATGAATACTTTGTGCGGTTCAATTGGTGGTCGTCACAAAAGCCTTTCAACCCGGTTATCTTACCCAAGGAGATAGCCAAGTCCAACGCTTCAAAGAAACGGCGTTGTATTGCAATTGCTTGTGGGTTGATGCTTTTTTTCATAGTCATTTCTTTTGTGGCACAGAAACCATAAACGAAAATTCATATTCACGTATTGAATCGCCATATTTGATTGGGAATATCAATCGAATAATCATATTACCTTCTTTCTTGATGCTTTTTTTCTTAAAAACAGGATAAGCCCCGGTTTCCCACCAATTTTCTAATGGAAATATACTTTTTGATATTTCCGTTCCTGATGCAATGATACTTGTTCCTTTGGGTGCATCTTTTTGCATTCTTATTGTATTGTCAAATACAATTCCCGAACTTTTTTTGTTGCGTATGAACAAAGTTTTATCCCAATCACATTCAACATTTGCTTTGGTTTTATTCTCTATTTTGATTGACCAAAATAAATCGGTTGGGGAAAATGTGAACTTAATACTATCATTTTCCCAAACCATGTTATTAGCACCCGGCGTTGTTTGTTCAATTACACAACCCGCATATTTTTCTTGCCCTTTGGCAACAACCAAAGACATAATAAGACATATACATACAAATATCCTTTTCATAGGTTTTCCATTTTCTTTTTGTAATCAACAATCATTTTATCAAACTTTTCTTTGGCAACAACCGCAAATTCTTCACCTTGCAGGCTTGCCAATTCAAGTGCATCAAAGATTTCTTGCGGCATGACCGAATAATAAGACGGGTTGCCGTAATAGTTATTGACCTTGATTCTTATCGTTTCCATATCATTGCCCTTTCGTTAAGTTCCCTATTATTTCCAACAGCTTGTCAATGTGTTCTTGCGCCTTTGCCAAAGATTGTTCTTTGCTTGCAAGGATTTCCAACAATTTATCGGTGTCGGTCTTGTGAACCGTCACGTTGTTGCCATTGATGTTGTCGCCATTGACATTTTGTTGTTCACCCCCGGCGTAATTTTGCGGCTTCAATACCAAGTCACGCAAAATTGCGTGTTTTGATTTTGGAATTTTCGTGCCCGATTCCCAATTTTGAATGGTTCGAGGGTGTACGCCGACCATTTCCGCAAGGGTTTCTTGCGATACACCCAATTTTTCACGAATTTCTTTTATATTCAAATCATTCATAATCAACAACTTACAAAATAACTTCAAAATTAACACGCAATTTTGTGTGAAAAAGTTTGGTTTTACACACAATATGCCGTATCTTTGCAGGTGTAAAGTTCCACAATGCAAAGGTAAAGCATTAAGGAGCATTTGCAAATAGCAAAATTACGTCATTTTTTGCGGAATGCCAAAAGCAAACCCGAAAAGTTGCGGTTTTGAAACACATTTAATTTCAAACATATATGAGTAAAGAACAATTTTCATTCAACAAAGGATGGTCGCAAGTCAAGAACGGCGACATTTCCGAATGCCGGGCAAAATTGATGGCGGCTTTGAATATCAATACCCGAATGGCATTCTTAAACAGATTGAAAGGTGAGGTCGAACCCAAAGTTTCGGAAGCAAGAGCAATCGAAGCCGTGTTTGCCGAATATGGGATTAAGGATGTTTGGGGAATGTAGTATGGAAGCAAAAAGCCTGACCAAGCGTGAAGCCGAAATTGCGGAGTTATTCGCATGGGGCGCAAGCAAGAAAGACATTGCGGAACGCCTTTTCATTTCGGAACGGACGGTGGAAAATCATGCCCGGAACATATACGAGAAAACCGGGTGTTCCAAAGTCAATGAGTTATCCGCATGGTGGTTTTGCACGAAATTCCACATTTCCTTTGACTTGTCACCCTTGAAACGCAAGGTTATCGCAACAACGCTTGTCGCCTTATTGATGCCGCAAATCTTCAATTTCGACAATGTGGCAATCAGGGTGCGCACAAGGAACACTTGCCGGACGGTTCGGGTGATAAGGTCAAGAAGAAAGTTTGAAGATGACTTTGCAACGGTCGAATTTTAACAACTAAAAATTTCGCAACAATGAAAGAAGAAACAAAAAAACAAGTCAGAATCGCCATTGTCGGGTTGTTCGGTGTCCTTGCGTTGATATGCGCAACATCCGAACCGATAAACCAAGACACATGGTTTAAGGACTTCTTTATCAGCAAGTCGATTGCCGCCCTTTTCGGGTATATCGCATACAGGCTTGCGAAGTATTGGGAATCAAAAGGGCTATTGCCTGAAATGGATGATGATGTATGATAAAAATTGACCCAAATACAAGGATTATCGACTTGACGGTTGGTGAACTAATGGAGTTGATAGAAGCCGCCCAAACGGAGAAAACAACGCCACAAGCCCCGACCGCACCCGAAAAACGGTTTGTCTATGGCATAGCCGGGATTGCCCAAGTGTTCAATTGCAGTATGACAACAGCAAACAGAATCAAGGCAAGCGGACGGATAGACCGGGCAATCATGCAGAACGGGCGCATTATAGTTGTCGATGCCGACCTTGCTTTGGAACTATACAATAACAATAAATAATACGCAACAATGAAACAGGTAACATTAAAATCCCTAACCCTTTGCAATTTCAAGGGTGAAAAGGAACGGACAACGAATTTCAACCCGGACGTAACCACCATTTCGGGCGGCAACGGGCTGGGCAAGTCAAGGCATTTCGATGCTTTCATTTGGTTGCTTTTCGGCAAAGATTCCAAAGACCGAAAAGACTACGAAATCAAGACCCGTGTTGATGGCAAGGAATTGCACAATGTAGAATGCAGCGTGTCGGGTGTCATTGATGTGGACGGTGAGGAAATCAACTTGAAACGTGCCTATATCGAAGATTGGGTAAAACCACGTGGGCAAGTCGAAAGAGTGTTCAAGGGCAATCACACCGAATGTTGGTGGAATGATACCCCGGTCAATGTCGGTGAATACACCAAGAGGATTGAAGCAATCATTGATTCATCCGTGTTCAAGATGATAACCAATCCGGCATTCTTTGTCAATATGCCGTGGAAGCTGCAAAGGGAACAACTTTTTCAGCTTGCCGGAACAATCACAGATGCCGAAATCGCTTCAAAGAAGCCCGAATTTGCCCTTTTGCTTGACAAGATAAGCGGCAAATCACTTTCGGACTTCAAAGCCGAAATTTCGGCAAAAAAGAAGCGTTTGAAAGATGAATTGGCGCAAATCCAACCAAGGATTGACCAAACCCATAAGATGATGCCCGAAAATGAGGATTTCAACGCCATTGAAGTTCAAATCCAAGTCATTGATGATGAAATCAAGGACATAGACAAGGCGATTAGTGATGCCACCGCCGCAATCCGCAAGGCGTATGAAGCGGAGCAAAAGAAGCAAAAGGACGTGAACGCCTTGAAATCCGAATGCCAACAACTACTTTTCAGGGCAAAGGAAGAAGCGCAAAATGCTGCATTTGAAGCCAATGCCGCCCGCCGTGAATTGGAAAGCAATATCAAGGCAAAGGAACGTGAATTGGCAGCGACCAACCGTGAATTGTCGGCAAGCCGAAAAGAGCAAGAACGGCTTGAAGAAAATGTCAAAAAGTTGAAGTCGGAACAAGACACTTTGCGCAATCAATGGTTTGAAGAAAACGGCAAGGTCTATCATGGTGAAACGACTTGTCCGCATTGCAAGCAGGAATTACCCGCCGCCATGATTGAGCAAGCAAGGGATGTTTTCACGAAAGCCCAAGCCGACAAATGCAATGATATAACCTCAAAGGGCAAGCGAATTGGCGAACGAATCAAGGAACTTGAAAAGGACATTGACGATGTGAAAAAGGACATTGAGAATGCCAATGCCAATGTCACGTCTATCAATGGCGAAATAAGCAAGATGAAAGCCGATTTCGTTGCTTTGCCGCTTGTTGATGCCGCCGCCGTTGTGCCTGAATCAATCCCGGAATGGGTCGAAAAGCAAGCAAAAATCAAAGAGATTGAAGCGACCATAAGCACCGAAAAGGCAAGTTCCGCCGACACGAGCAAGGCACAGGAAAGGAAATCGGAGTTGAACAAGACCCGTGACGACCTCAATAAAAGGCTTGCCAACCGTGATGCAATCAAGCGTTATGAAGATGAAATCGCAAGCCTTGAAAAGAAAGGCAAAGACCTTGCCCAACAAATCGCCGATGTAGAAAAACAGGAATACACGGTTGAGCAATTCACAAAGACCAAGATTGATGAATGCGAAAGCCGGATAAACGGGATGTTCAAATATGTGTCTTTCCGCTTGTTTGACTTCACCATTGACAACAACCCCGTTGAAACGTGCATTCCTTTGGTCAATGGCGTTCCATACCCAAGTGCGAACACGGCAGGACAAATGAATGCCGGGCTTGACATAATCAACACATTATGCCGCTTTTATGGCGTGTGCGCACCGATATTCATTGATAACCGTGAATCGGTCAATGACATTATCGAAACTGAAAGTCAGATTATCAACCTTGTTGTAAACAAGGACAATTTTTTAACAATTAAATAACAACGCAACAATGGAAAAGAAAATTGAAAAAAGCGAATTTCTTTCAAAGGTGGAAGCATTCGCACATGAAATGACAACAATGACAGAAAAGAAAGAGGGTGTCAAACGTGGTCTTGTTATCCTTGCCGCCGAATCGGTGGAAAGTGAAAATGGCACAAAGCAAATCATTTCCGTGCTTGGCAATGGTGGAAAGGTGGTGGAAGCGATTGCCGGATTTGCTTCACAGGAACACGGCAAGTCATTTCTAATGGCTGGCATGAAAGAAGCCGCCCTAAATAGCCTTATTGAAAAAGTATTGGGGGGGGGGCAATCGTAATCATTAACAAGTAAAAGATTGAATCATGAACGAAATTCAGAAAACAGAAAAGCAGGGGCAAGGATTGACGGTTGCCGCCCCCGTACAAGTCGGGTTCAACTTCTTTGACCCGGTGCAATTCGACACCATGCAGCGTGTTTGCAAATTATTCGCAAGTTCGGAACTTGTGCCGGATATGTACAAAGTGACGGATAAAAACCCAATCGAAAAGGCGATGGCAAATTGCATGATTGCCATTGAGATTGCCCAACGTATCGGCGCAAGCCCATTGATGGTCATGCAAAACATGGTGCCGATTTATGGCAAGCCGTCTTGGTCGTCAAAATTCCTTGTCGCCACCGTGAATACTTGCGGACGCTTCAAGCCCTTGAAGTACCGCTTCACCGAAAAAGGTATGCTTGGCATGGTGGATTATGTCGAGTACACAAAAGTATGGGTAAACGGTCAAAACGGACGGGGCTATTATAAGAATGAAGCCACGACCAAGCAATTTGACGGGCGCAAGATGATGGATATTGAGTGTGTCGCCTATACGAGCGCAAAGGGTTCGGATGAAGTCTTGGAAAGTTCGCCCGTATCAATCCGCCTTGCTATCCAAGAGGGGTGGTTTACAAAGAACGGTTCAAAATGGCAGACCATGACCAAACAAATGCTTATGTATCGTGCGGCTTCATTTTGGACAAGTGCTTACGCACCTGAATTGTCAATGGGGATGCGTACCGTTGAGGAATACCAAGACATAATGGATGTGGATTATCAAGAAGTCGGGGCGGAAGTTGAAGCCGAAAAGCACGACAACGCCAACAAAGTGCAAATCGGTGTGGATTTGGCGCAAGGTAACGACAAGACCACGGCGACAATGATTGACCCGGAAACGGGCGAAATCAAAGCGGTACATGATGCCAATGCCGAAACGCCAAAAGAGGAAGCGGCACAAGCACCGACACCACAACCCCAACCCGGTTTCTAACAAACAATCAAAATCCGAAAGGCTATGGAATTGAAGATTTTGGGTTCGAGTTCAAAGGGCAATTGCTACTTGCTTGACAACGGCAATGATTGCTTGATGATAGAATGCGGCATTCCTTTCAAAGACGTGCAAAAGGCGGTCAATTTCGGCATTTCCCGCATTGCTGGTGTAATTATATCACACGAGCATGGCGACCACGCCAAACACGCCGGAAAGTGCCTTGAAGCGCAAATCCCATGCTATATGTCGCAAGGCACGAAAGACGCATTGCATTTGCCGCAAACCCGGCTTGTCCGTGTGATGGAAGAATTGAAAGTGTACGAAATCGGCAATTTCAAGGTGCAACCATTCGCAACCCAACATGATGCAAAAGAGCCTTTCGGATTTTTGATTTACCACAAGGAATGCGGCATGGTCTTGTTCGCAACTGATACATATTACTTGCATTACACCTTTCATGGATTGAATAACATCTTGATTGAATGCAATTACCGTCAAGACATATTGGATGCCAATGTTGAAGCGGGCAAATTGCCGATGGCGTTACGGGCAAGGACAATGAAAAGCCATTGCAGCTTTGACACTTGCCGGGAAACATTGCTTGCAAACGACTTGTCAGGCGTGAACCATATTGTCTTGATACATCTTTCGGATGGCAATTCAAACGCAAAGGAGTTCAAGCAAGGAATCGAAGAAGCAACGGGCAAGACCACCCACATTGCCGAAAGCGGAATGACAATTTCAAATTTCAATAAATCACCATTTTAATTTTCAGAACATGAAGAAGTTTCTTTTAAGACAAAAAGGCATTGAAAAAGCCATTGGAAAATTTGATTCAAAGATTGAAGCCGTTGATGTGATGGATGGTTACATTACGGACAACAACGATGAATTGGATTCAGACGATGAGGGGTATTTGACCCCGTTTGATTTCACCCTTGACGAAATCGAGGAAAGGGAAATCAACGAATGTGTGACCAACTACGAGGAAGCCCGGAAGTATCTTGGCGGCAAGCCCAATGCGGACTTTTCCGTTACAAAGAAGCTGCAATCAAACAATTCTTTGGATTTGTCCGGCGTTGCCCACTTGGTTGATGAAATGAATCCGCGACACCTCAAAGCCCTTGCCGCATTGAACAAGTTGTTCACCATTGCGGAAGCATGGAACAAAGCGGATGATTTCGTGCCGGATTTCAGCAACCAAAACCAATACAAGTATTATCCTTGGTTTGTATATGACCGGGATGCTGCGGGGTTCGTGTATGCGTCTGCGAATAAGACGGCTATGAATGCGAATGCGGCTGTCGGTTCTCGGCTTTGCTTTAAGACCGCAAATCGGGCACGGCAATTCGGTGAAATGTTTGCCGACTTGTACAACGAAGTGTTCCTTTTCAAATAGAATGTGTTTCATAGTAAAACAAATCGGATATGGAAAAAGAACTTGGGCAGGAATACAAGAACCCGATTCAACGTGAAGCGTTCTTGAAAGACAATTGCGATGCTTGCGAGCAAAAAGGGTATATGAAGCCATACAGCCCGGAAGAATTGCAAGGGCATAAAGAAAGGCATACTAATCTTTCGATTGAAATAGACAAAATCGAAGATGAAAAGAAAGTCGCAATGGAAACTTTCAAAGGTCAGTTAAAACCATTGAGGGAAGAATGTAAGCAGTTACTTAAAAATATCAAGGCAAAGGCGGAATATGTAACCGAAACGTGTTACAGGTTCACCGACCAAGAAACAAAGGAAACCGGGTACTACAACAAAGACGGCAAGTTGATTGAGAGCCGCCCGGCGACCGCTGACGAACTGCAACCCACCATTTTTGGCGTGGTGCGCAATCTTAACCCCAAAACAGGAACGGACAATTAACAACTAAATTTTTGAATCATGGATAATGAAAAATTGCAAATCAATCTTGCGCCCGGAATGAGCAAAGCGGAACTTGTCATTCGTGAGGGTGCAGCAGCGAAAGAACTTGAACCCAAAGCACCCGTCAAAACTAACTTGAAAGGCGTTATCGGGGCGGTCGTTGAATACCTCAAAAAGAGAATTAACACCGGGCAATTTGAACAAAAAGATTGCCTTGTGCTTGTAAACCGTGAATCAATCGAAATCACCTTGATAACGAATGAAGCGGATGAATACAAGCGTGGTGAAATAACGGGCAAATTGAGTTACAACCCCAAGTTCATTGAATTTGGCATTAACGGCGGCAAAGTCTGGACACCCACGGAACTTGGCTTGTTTATCAAGATGAACCGGGCATTCTTTGCCGACCGCAACGAAAACATGAAGCTGGTTTCAAGCCTGATGAACTTCACCGCCGATGTGAATAACAAGATTGAAAGGGCGGTCAAGGAAAACGGCAACCGCACGGACAATTTCGCCCAAGTGGTCAATTCCAACTTGCCGGAATCATTCACCATCCAAATGCCCATCTTCAAGGGTATGCAGCCCGAAACAATAGAGGTGGAAACATTCGCACAGGTGAACGGGCGTGAAGTCGCCTTTGTGTTGTTGTCGCCGGGCGCACAAGTAACGCTTGAAGATTTGCGTGACAAGGTTATTGATGAACAATTGGAGCAAATAAGGGAGATTGCGCCGGAAATCGCAATCATTGAAGTTTAACAAAATGCCCCCGGCTTGCTTGTCGGGTCGGGGGCTTCAATATCGCAACAATGAATGATTTGAAAATAACATTGGAATCCCTTGTGGCAAGGTATAACACAACGGCATTCATGGAGAATGACCCGGTGGCATTTCCACGTTGTTTCTTGGGTAAATCCAAACAAGATATTGAAATTGCCGCTTTCCTTGCTTCGACAATTGCTTGGGGCAATAGAAAACAGATAATGAACGGTTGCCGAAAGATGTTGTTTGACATTATGGATGGCAAGCCTTATAATTTTGTGATGCACGGAAGTTGGCAACACATAGACCCGAAATGCAACATTCACCGCACATTTTTTGGTCGTGATTTGGCGTATATGTGTCGGGGCTTGCAATTTGTGTATCTGACAAGCAACACTTTGGCAATCGCTTTCGGACAAGGTGACTTAACCGTTTGGGATGGTTTTTCAAGATTGCGTGAATTGTTCGCACAAGCGAATGGCGGTGAATACTCAAAGCATATATCTGACCCGACACCCAACAGGCACAAGGGCGGTTCACCTTGCAAAAGACTGAATCTTATGTTGCGTTGGTTGTGCCGTCAAGATGGAATTGTTGATTTGGGCGTTTGGCATAACTTGAAGCCAAGTCAATTGATGATGCCCCTTGATGTTCATGTCGCCCGTGTGGGGCGTGAATTGGGCTTGATTACACGCCAAGGCAACGACCGTAAGACCGTTGAGGAACTGACCCGGAATTTGGCGGCTTTCGACCCCCAAGACCCGTGTAAATATGACTTTGCGTTGTTCGGTATCGGTGAATCACAAAAACACGTCAAGCGATGAAAGAAGTGTATTATTTCCAACATGATTACAATGCCCGGAATGACCCAAAATTGCAAGACGTGTTGATTGAACACGGCGCAACTGGAATTGGTGTGTTTTGGTGCATTGTTGAACAACTATATGAACAAGACGGCTTCTTGCCCCTGAAATCATGCAAAAGTATTGCATTTGCATTGCACGTGGAAAGCACGGTTGTAGAAAGTGTTGTGCAAGACTTTGGATTATTCCAAAATGACGGGGAAAAGTTTTGGTCAAATTCGGTAAATGCACGTCTTGAAAAACGCAAGACCATTTCGGAATCAAGAAAACTTGCGGCGATAAAGCGTTGGCAATCAATGCAAGCCCAACAAGAGCAATGCAAAACGAATGCAAATGCAATGCAAGATATATCCAAAGAAAAGAAAAGTAAAGAAAAGGAAAGTAAAGATTCTAATGATATAGAAAGGGAAAAAGCAAAAACCGTCAAACGGTTTTGCCCCCCTACTTTGGAAGAAGTGCAATCCTACATTCAAGAAAAAGGATATTCAGTTGATGCGGAAGCATTCATTGCGTTTTACGAAAGCAAAGGTTGGATGGTCGGCAAAAACAAGATGAAAGATTGGCGGATGGCGGTTGTCACATGGTCGAAACGTGACAATATACGCCCGGCAAGAAAAGCAAGTGTAACAAAAAAATGCAATGACGAATGGATATAAAGGATACCATAACAGACAAGGACGGCAATCAAAAGACCGTGAAAGTGCAGATGCCAAGTATCGGGCGCATTATGGAAGCCGTGAAGCAACGTGGGTTGTTTGTCGGCATTACCCGTTACCAATACTTGCAATATGACGTTGAAGAAGCATTGAAGATTGTTGAAGCAATCGGAAAAAGCCGAAACGCAAAGTTTGTGATTGACGATGAAAACCGCTTCACTTACGAAAACTTCATCAAATGGTGTCATTGCGACACGTCAATGCGATGCCTTGACCCGGAAACAAGGCAGATTGTTCCGGGGAATTTGAAACGTGGAATTTACATTGCGGGAAATACAGGTTCGGGCAAATCTTGGTGTCTTGAAATCATGCTTGCATATAGTGCTGCATGGGGTTTCCGGGTGTCAATGGAGAAAGACAACACGACACGCCCTTTGTGGTGGGCAACCTTTCGAGCGGATGAAATTTGCGACAGGTTCATTGAAGATGGGAACATCCAACGGTTCAAGACACAAGGCATTCTTGGTGTTCAGGATTTAGGCAGCGAGCCGCAAGAATCAATGTACATGGGCAATCGCCTTGATGTGATGCGGAATGTGCTTGAATACAGAGGTGACAAGACCGATGAATTAACCCTTATCACTTCAAATCTTAAAATCAACGGTGAAGCATTATCCAACAGGTATGGCGACCGTGTGGCAAGCCGACTTCGTGAAATGTGCAATTATTTTGAAATCAAAGGAAAAGACAGACGTAAAATTTAACAGCTATGATTACGAAAGAAACAGCAAGGCAAATTTACAATTGCCACCAACAGATTGAAGAAATCGGAAAAATCAAGTCCGATATGTGCGAGGAAGTCGAAAAAGCGCGTGAACGTGCGGCGAAAGACCCGCGCCCCATTGCTGAAAATGAAACAAGTTTCGGCAAATATGGAAAGGGAATGCAATTGGGTGTTCCCGATGGTATATGTTCATCAATGCGCATTTTCAACATTTCGCCCGAAATTGCCATTCAGGTGATGGATGAACAAGTTGAAGTCTTGAAAAAGCGACTTCAAGAACTTAAAGCGATTGCAAAAATAGAACTTGAAGCAGATGGCAAATGAAGAATTGAAACAGGCATTGGGTGATGATTTATGTGATTATTGCCCGTGGAAAAGCGGCGAAATCGACCACCGTTGCGATAGTCTTTGCGAGGGCTTATGTTGTGATGATGCGTTGGACGCTTTCTTGGATGAAAACCAAGGTTTCTTTGATGATGATGCGGAATAATTAACTAATAACTTTATAAAAATGGACGGTATTATCATTCAACAAGATGCGGTCTATAAGACCGAAAAAGGAACACCCGTGACCGATTCTTTGAAGGTGTCACAAGTGTTTGACAAGCAACACAAGAATGTGTTGAAAGCCATTAGGAATTTGGCGGCTCAAAATTTAGCCGCGAAAAATTGGTTCTTTGAAACAACGTATGTTGATATGCGGGGGCAAACACAACCGATGTTCATAATGACCCGTGACGGCTTTTCCTTGCTTGCAATGGGTTTGACAGGTGCAAAAGCAATGCAATTCAAGGTTGCATTCATTGAGCAATTCAACGCGATGGAAAAGGTTGTCAGGCAAGCAATGCAACCGACCACCACCCCGGCGATACCTCAATCATTCGCGGAAGCATTACGCCTTGCAGCGGCACAGGCGGAACAAATCGAGCGGCAGCAAAAGCAGATTGAAGCCGATGCACCCCGTGTCTTATTCTCACAAGCGGTTGAAACCGCGAAACAATCCGTGCTTATCGGCGAACTTGCCAAGATAATATGCCAAAACGGGGTTCAGACGGGCGAAAAGCGGCTTTTTCAATGGATGCGCGATAACGGCTATTTGTGCCAACACGGTGAAAGATACAATCAACCGACCCAAAAGGCAATGGAAATGGGCTTGTTTGAAATCAAGAAAACGACCATTCAGAAGCCTAACGGCGACACCCTTATTTCCAACACGACCAAAGTAACGGGCAAGGGTCAAGTGTATTTCGTGAATAAGTTTTTGCATAACAACCAAAAGAACTTGCAGCCATGAGGATATACATATCAGGAAAGATAAGTGGCTTGCCATATAAGGAAGCCGAACAAAGGTTTGAAGATGCGGAAGCCTTATTGACGGAACTTGGCTTTGAAGTGATTAACCCCTTGAAGAATGGTCTTGCAGCCCATGAAGAATGGATAAAACACTTGTGCAAGGACATTGAAATGTTGCATTTGTGCGATGCAATCTACATGATGGATAATTGGACTGCTTCAACCGGGGCTTCAATAGAATTTGATTTCGCCAACCGCACGGGCAAGGACGTATTGTTTGAATCAAACATAATCATTCTAAATGATGAATACAAAGCAGTCATGCGCATTCAAAACGCAATCCACGAAGTGACCGGGTTACGCTTCAATCAGTATATCACCAAGTCGCGCAAGCGTGAGGGGGTATTTGCCCGAATGATATTCGTGTATCATTGTCGCAAGCGCAAAATGAAGTTGATACAGATTGCGAAATACGTTCACCGTGACCATTCTTCGATGCTTCACTTGTTGAAGAAATACGAAGATGATTTCAAGTATAACCCACAATTCCGTGAATTGGCAACAAGAGTAAACAATATATTGAATAGAACTAATGAAATCGCATAAATTCGATTACCGTTGGACTTTGAAAGATGCCCGTTTTACCAAGGATAAAGGGGTGGTCTTTTCATGTTTCGCTTGTGGGGGGGCAGTTCGATGGGTTACAAACTTGCCGGGTTTGATGTAATCGGGTGTAATGAAATAGACCACCGTATGATGTACGCATATTGTCAGAATCACAACCCCAAGTTTCCTTTCCTTGAACCGATACAGACATTCAAGGATAGACAGGACTTGCCGCCCGAATTGTACAACCTTGACGTGCTGGACGGGTCGCCGCCTTGTTCCACGTTTTCGGTCGCCGGAAGCCGTGAAGAAGCATGGGGCAAGATGAAGCACTTTCGAGAGGGTCAGGCGGCGCAAGTGCTTGACACCTTATTTTTCGACTTCATAGACCTTGCAAAGAAGCTGCAACCAAAGGTCGTTGTTGCCGAAAATGTCAAGGGGTTGTTGCTTGGTGAAGCCAAGGAGTATGTAAGGCGGATATATGAGGGCTTCGAGGATGCCGGGTATTATTGCCAACATTGGTTGCTTGACGCTCAAAAGATGGGTGTTCCGCAAAGGCGTGAACGTGTGTTCTTTGTCTGTTTGCGGAAAGACCTTGCCGCCCCGTTCTTGGTGATGCAAGACCTTTTCAACGAAGTGCCGAAATTAGACCTTGATTTCAACGAGCCGCCAATAATGTTTGGTGAAGTCGCCGACTATTCAGGGCGCGAAATCAATTCAAGGGTGATGCGCCTTTTGTGGGATAACCGCAAGGATGGTGACAGCAACCAAGGTGATGCGAATGAAAGGTTGTTCGGCAAAGGGTCGAACTTCAATCAGGCTTATGTGTACCCGGACAAGATATGCCCGACACTTGCAAGCAAGGAATCATGCTTGATTCACTTTGTGCAACCCAAGTTCCTTGCCAAAAGTGAAGTGTGTTGCATTTCATCCTTTCCGCAAGACTACAATTTCGGCGGTCAGTCACCCCATTATGTGTGCGGAATGTCCGTGCCACCCGTGATGATGGCACAAGTCGCAAGCCGCATTTGGGAACAATGGTTATCGAAGATTTAGCAAATAATGTTTCACTATAAAACAAAAGCAGAAAATGAAACTTCTATTTTTTGACCTTGAAACGACCGGGGTAAATCCCGGCAAGAACGGAATCCATCAAATATCGGGTGAAATCGTGATTGATGGGGTTTCCAAAGAACAATTTGATTTTCACGTTCAGCCCAACCCCAAGGCGATAATCGAAGAAGAAGCCTTGAAAGTCGCCGGGGTGACACGTGAACAAGTGTTGGCATACCCGCCAATGCGACAGGTGTATTCGGAATTTGTCGCGATGCTTGGCAAGTACGTTGATAAGTACAATAAGAAAGACAAGTTCTTTTTGGTCGGCTACAACAACGCGGCTTTTGACAATCAGTTTTTGCGCGGTTTCTTCTTACAGAACAGCGACAATTACTTTGGGTCTTGGTTCTGGTCGAATACCATTGATGTGATGGTGCTTGCGTCCGCATATCTTGCGACACGCCGCCCCGACATGGAGAATTTCAAGTTGTCCACGGTCGCCAAAACGCTTGGCGTTGATGTCGAAAGTGAATCATTGCACAATGCCTTGTATGACATTAACTTGACAAAGGCGGTGTTTGACATAGTGACGGGTCGAATATGAATGTTGAAACATACGGGAAAATCCGGCTTGTGAATGCCGATTGCATGGAAGTGATGCGGGGATTGCCTGACAATGCCTTTGACCTTGCAATATGTGACCCGCCTTATGGGTTGGGTATTGATGGGCAAAAGGAATGTATCTGCAAGAACCCAAAGCACAACCGCAAGCAGCATGACAAAAAGGATTGGGATAAATTACCCCCCCCCGAATACTTCACGGAACTTCAAAGGGTCAGCAAAAACCAAATCATTTGGGGTGCTAACTACTTTGTAAAATACTTGTCGAAAGGCACAAAGGGTTGGATATGTTGGTTCAAAGGACAAACCGGGCTAACAATGTCAGATTGCGAACTTGCTTATTCATCCTTTGATTGCCCGACAAGGGTTGTGACAATAAACCGTTGCGAACTTGCAAAGCAACAAACGATTCATCCGACCGAAAAGCCCATCAAACTTTATGGGTGGTTGCTGATGAATTATGCAAAGCCGGGTGATAGAATCCTTGACACGCATTTGGGGTCGGGTTCAATTTGCATTGCAGCGCATGACTTGGGGTTTGAAATGTTGGGGATTGAACTTGACCCCGGTTATTTCAATGCCGCAAAGCAACGGTTGTTGTACCACCAAGCACAATTAAAGTTATTCTAAAACAAGTAAAGATTATGACTTACAACGATTTGACCGAAAAAGTGCATTCCAATGCCGTAAAACACGGCTTTTGGGATGAAAGAAGAAGCAACGAACATTGTTTGATGCTTGTTGTTACCGAAATCGCCGAAATGGTGGAAGCCGACCGCAAGGGCGACAAAGCCGGGGTCGGTGCAAAGCTGATTATCAAACAGGACATGGGGAAAGGCAAAGCATTTGAAGATGCGTTTGAAGCAATCATAAAGAATACCGTTGAAGATGAAATGGCAGATGTCGCCATTCGCCTTTTCGACCTTGCCGGGGCATTGGGTATTGACTTCGAGAAAATGAAGCCTTGCCGATATTACCGGGCATTCGACAAGTTCAGCTTTACCGAAAACGCATTTGCCTTGTGCAAGGGTCTTTCCCGTGACGTGATAGGCATTGAAAAGCGCATTCAATTCGGTATTGCGTATGTCAATGAATGGGCAAAGTCTTTGGATATAGACTTGTGGTGGCACATTATGCAAAAGATGCGCTACAACGAAAGCCGCCCAATCCGGCATAACAAAGCGTATTGACAAGCAAATGCAATGCACTTGCATAACAAAAGGAATGTATTTGTATAACTTAAAAACAAACGTATATGTTTCAATGTGAAGTAATTGGCAATATCGGGAATGATGCCGAAATCAAAGAATTTGGCGGCAGGAAATATGTATCATTCAATGTGGCGCATTCCGAAAGGAAAAAGGATGCCCAAGGGGTTGTGACAGAATCAACGGTGTGGGTGTCCGTCTTGTGGTACGGTGACGGCGGCGGTCTTACCCAATACTTGAAAAAGGGGTGCAAAGTGTTTGTCCGAGGGCGTTTGTCCTTGAAAACCTATCAAGACAAGCACGGCAACACGCAAATCGCCGTCAATGTCAATGCGAATGAAGTTACCTTGTGCGGTCTGAAAGGTGAAAGCCAACCGACAGGAACAACGACACAGGCAGCACAAGCCCAACCGCAAGCATCCGACAATATGGAAGATGATTTGCCATTTTAATTGCGTGTGATATGAGGTGCAAATATGATAACATCATTGCCATTGACCCCGACAAAGGAAAATCGGGCGTGGCGTTCCTCAAACCGACAACACGGCAATTGGAAGTGTCGAACTTGGCTTTTCCGCAATTGATGGATTACTTGCAATTCTGCAAAAAGACAGGCATTGACAAAGGCGAAACATTGATTGTCGTTGTTGAAGCCGGATGGATGGTCAGGAAAAGCAATTTCCATGAAGCGCAAGGACACCGGGCGGAAAAAATCGCAAAGGATGTCGGGGCGAACCATGAAACAGGGCGCAAGATTATCGAAATGTGCAAGCATTACGGAATCAACGTCTTGGAACACGCCCCGTTGGTCAAGTGTTGGAAAGGCAAAGACCGAAAGATTACCCAAGAAGAATTGGCTTCATTTACGGGTTTGACCGGGCGCACCAACCAAGATGGGCGTGATGCGGCTTTGCTTGCATGGGTGTTTTCGGGCTTGCCTATCAAGGTAAAAGTTGGATAACTTATGCTTAACTTTTTTTGCAAAAGGGTGTGTTATAGTAACACACCCTTTAATTTTGCAATTGCATTGCAAACTAAATTCAAAAGCAGATGAAACCAATTGATTTTCCGCAATCCACAAAGGTATTGCAAAAGCCGTCCACCATGTCAGACAATGAATGTTCATCATTGCACGTGTGGAATGACGGTAAACAATGTGTTTCTTGTTGGAAGCCGACTTTCAAGGAACGAATGAACATTTTATTCGGCGGTAAAGTGTGGCTTGGTGTCCTTTCGGGGAAAACACAACCGCCCGTCTTTGTTTCGGGCGAAATGGTCTTTGAAAAAGCCCCGTTAAAAGCCCGCATTTCGGCTTTTTTGGGAAAGGCAAAGGAAAGTATCATTCAAACATGGGAAAACCTTGCAGAAGCCGCCAAACAGCCCGATAAACGGAAACATTTTTATGTCGGCTTTGTCATTGCGCTTGTTGTAGGTGTCTTGTTTGGGGCTTTGGTCGGTTTTGTAGCCGGAAGCCTTGCCGGAGCAATCAAAGAATGGTGGGATTCCAAAGGTCACGGCACGGTTGAATTGATGGACTTTATCTTCACCATGATTGGTGCGCTTTGCGGGGCTTTGGTAGCCTTGATTGTTTGTGTGTTGTTCAATATCCATTCCGTGTTGTCATGGCTACTAAAATAATCGAAGCGAGTATTGAAACCCTTATCCCGGACAATAAGAATTTCAACAAGGGAACGGAGTTTGGCGAACACCTGATGGATAAATCCTTACGGGAATTTGGGCTTGGTCGGTCAATCCTTATCGACAAGAACAACCGCATTATCGCCGGGAACAAGACAGCCGAAAAAGCCGCCGACATTGGCTTTGACAATGTTATCATTGTTGAAACTGACGGCAATTCACTTGTGGCGGTCAAGCGAAAGGATATTGACCTTGATTCGGCAAAGGGGCGTGAACTTGCCCTTGCGGACAACGCCACAAGCAAAGCGAACCTTTCCTTTGATACGGACTTGATAATGCAAGAAGCTGAAAAGTTCGACTTTGACCCGGAAGATTGGGGCGTTGCATTGGATGCCCAAGAGGAAAACGAAGATGAAGAAGAAAGCCCCAAGAAAGTGATTGACACAAGATTGATTGTTGAATGTGGCGATGTCGCCAAATTGTCATTGCTATTCAACGAGTTGCAAGAAAGGGGCTTCAAATGCGAATTGAAAGAATAAAGTTATGAAAGTGACAAAATCAGACTAAAAAAGGCGTAACATGGCGAAATACGGTAAGAAAATAGTTGAAAAGATTGTCGGGCTTGTCAAGTCGGACACGTTCACCATTGCCGAAATATGCCGCCAAGTGGGTATCACCCCGAAAACTTACCATCAATGGATGGATGATTACCCCGACTTTGCCGATGCAATCGAGCAAGCAAAGGATGAAAGAATGCAATTCTTTGTTCAAGAAGCCAAGAAATCATTGTTGAAGAAGATACAGGGCTACGATGTGACCGAAACAAAGGTTGTCACCATTCCAAGCAAGGTGAAAGACGAAAAGGGCAATCCAAAGCCGATAATCAAGGAACAAACGACCACCAAGAAGCACATTCAGGCGGACACAGCGGCAATCATATTCACCCTTACCAATGGCGACCCGGAACATTGGAGAAACAGACAAACAACCGAGGTTACAGGCAAAGACGGAAAGGATTTGTTTGCGGGCAAGTCGGATGAAGAATTGGATAATGAAATTGCGGAATTGCAAAGGAAGTTAGAATAATGGCGCAAAGGGCTGACAAGATACGGTATTGTAAGGCATTGAAAGAACGGCTTATTCGTGAAAGCCGTTCCGATTTGTTGCGTTTTACCCTTGCCACCATGCCCACATTCCGCCCGGCGGACTTTCACCGCCGATATTACAAGGTCTTGACGGATTTTGCGCAAGGTAAAATCCGCAAACTAATGGTGTTCATGCCGCCGCAACATGGAAAGTCGGAGGGTTCGACAAGGCGTTTGCCCGCATTCCTTTTGGGCAATGACCCCGAAAAGCGGTTGGCGATTGTGTCTTACAATGCCCCCAAAGCAAGGAAATTCAACCGCGAAATCCAACGAATAATCGACACGCCCGAATATCACGACATATTCCCGGAAACAAACCTTAATGCCGCCAACGTGACCACGATTGCGGGGTCTTGGTTGCGCAATGCGGATGAATGCGAGATTGTAGGACACCGGGGCGGCTTCAAGACGGTAGGTGTCGGCGGTGCTTTGACGGGTGAACCCGTGGACATTCTTATCATGGATGATATTTACAAGGATGCGAAAACGGCATGGTCGCCCATTGTCCGTGAAAGTGTGTCCGACTGGTACGATACGGTTGCCGAAACCCGACTTCACAATGATTCCCAACAATTGATTGTGTTTACCCGTTGGCATGAAGATGATTTGGCGGGTACGTTATTGCGGCAACAAGGCGTGTATGATGCGGAAAGCAACCCCGATGGGTGGGTTGTTGTCGTTTATAAGGCTATCAAAGAGGGCAAGCCGACCGAATACGACCCACGCAAAGAGGGTGAAGCCCTTTGGGAAGAAAGACACAACTTGAAGAAGTTGCAAGCGATACGCAAGCGCAATCCGCAAGTGTTTGAATCCTTGTACCAACAAGACCCGCAACCACGTGCCGGGCTTATGTATGAAAGCGGCTTTGTTGAATACACCATTCGCCCGGCGACAAAGTATGTCAAACGGAAATGTTATGTCGATACGGCGGACACGGGCGCGGATTACTTGTGTGCCATTGTCTATGATGAAACGGATGTCGCGAACTATGTTGTCGATGTCCTTTACACGACACGCCCGGTTGAATATACAGAACCCGCCCTTGCAAAGATGCTGACGAAACACGGTGTCGCCTTGTGCATTGTGGAAGCCAACAACGGTGGTCGCCTTTTCAAGAACAATGTTGAAAAGCAATGCCGACTTATGGGCAATGGTAAAACGACATTCACGGCATTTCATCAAACGGAAAACAAGGACACACGCATTTATCAGCATTCGGCGATGGTGCAAAACCTTACGTTCATGCCGCAAGGGTGGAAAACCTTGTTCCCTGAATTTGCCAAGGCGATATGCGGTTATCTGAAAGCCGGGCAAAATGAACATGATGATGCCCCCGATGCCCTCACGGGAACAATCGAAAAGAGGGCAAACACCCGCAAATCGGATGTGGCGGGGCTTTTTGGATATTAAAGTGTTTCACTATAAAACAATAAAGATATGCCAATTGACGAAATTTTCAAGAAAGCAACGGCAAATGATGTGATTTCGGAATTGAAGTCTTGCCGTTTCATTCCACAACCTGATGTGGAGAGTGCAGAAAAGGCACTTAACCCCAAGTTGCATGATATTAACGACCCGGTTATTCGCAAGGATAAACGGGTAAAGATTGATGCCGACGATGAAGCGGAATCGGCGCAAAAGATTATCACGGTGGATGGCGAAAGTACCAATTACAGAACGGAAAAGGTTGCAAGAATTGCCCTTGCCATTCAAAGGTTGATAATAAACCGTGCCGTGTCTTTCTGTTTCGGCAACCCTATCAATTACAATGCGACCCCATCCAATGACAATGAAGCGGCGATTGTCTTTGCCTTGAACCGCATATTGTATGATGTCAAAAGCACTTCTTTGAACCGCAAAATCGGTCGTTCCATTTTCGGTTACAAGGAATGTGCGGAGTATTGGTACACGGTAGATAAGCCCAATTCCAAATATGGCTTCAAGTCGAAACACAAGTTGCGTTGTGCCTTGTTTTCGCCCGCTTATGGTGATACCCTTTACCCCTATTTTGACGAAACGGGCGACATGGTAGCCTTTTCACGGTCTTTCAGCCGAAAGGATGCCGGGGGAAATGCCGTTGATTATTTTGAAACATTCACAGACAAAGAACATTGGTTGTGGATTAATGGGGAAAATGGCTATGAAGCCGCACCGGGCTATCCAAAGCCTATCACGATAGGCAAAATCCCCGTGATTTACGGACACCAACCCAAGTTTGAAACGGAAGATGTGGATAAACTGATTGACCGTTTGGAAACCTTGTTGTCGAACTTTGCCGATACAAACGACTATCACGCAAGCCCCAAGATATTCACAACTGGCATAATCAAAGGATGGGCAAAGAAAGGCGAAAGCGGTGCAGTCATTGAGGGTGAAGATGGTGCAACCATGCAATATGTGTCTTGGCAGTCAGCCCCGGAAGCCGTCAAGTTGGAGATTGAAACCCTTTTGAAGATGATTTATACAATCACCCAAACGCCGGATATTTCGTTTGATTCGGTCAAGGGGCTTGGGGCTATAAGCGGCATTGCATTGAAGTTGCTTTTCATGGATGCCCATCTTAAAGTGCAAGACAAACGGGAAATCTTCGATGATTATTTGCAACGGCGTGTGAATGTCATTCTTGCCTATATCGGCAAGATGAACAACGCATTGGAAGCGGATTGCGAAACAATCGCCATTGAACCCGAAATTGTGCCGTATATGCTTACAAGTGAGATTGACGAATTGAACTATTGGCTTACGGCTAATGGCAACAAGCCCGTCATATCGCAAGAAGAATCGGTCGAGAAAGCCGGACTTTCAAGCAATGTTGAATTGACCATGCAGAAGTTGAAAGACCAAGCGACAACCGAAAATTCATTCATAATCGGCGAACCACAACTTGAAATGGATGCGTGATGAAAAGGAAAGTCATTGAAACGCCAAAACATCAATGCCGGGATTGTGCGCATTCATGTGATTGGCACGAAAAGAATTGGAAAGGTGAATTGTTCATGTGCAAATGCCCTTTCCACAAAGAGGGGAAATATAGCAAGTTCTTGTCAGACCCTCAATGCGAACACTTCAAATTAAGGGGCAATGGCTAAAAGGCAGAAAGTAAAGCGATTTTCGGTGCAGACATTCGATGCCGCACATTACAGGCAAACGGAGCAATACACGCAAGCCGTTGATGCTTTGTTTGACAAGGCGACCGCCGAAATAGCAAGGGCGGCGGCAAAGGGCAAATATGACCCCGACAAGCCGTTTTCTTTCGATGATTACCCAAGTGTCAAGGCGGTTATGCAAAGTGTCACCAAGCAACTTGCAAGCCGCATTACAACGGTCATTGAAACGGGGTCAAAGAAGCAATGGTTGTTTGCTTGCGGCAAGAATGATGGCTTCATTTCCTCAATACTTGATACATCCAAGTTGAGCAAGGCGCAATTGAAAAAGATGCAAGACCAAAATTTGGATGCCTTGAAAACCTTTCAGGGGCGCAAGGTTGAGGGTATGAACCTTTCACAACGTGTTTGGAAGTATGTTGGGCAATACCGTGAACAACTTGAAGCCGCACTTGATGCCGGGTTGGGTGAGGGTCGAAGTGCGGCACAACTTTCACGGGATGTCCGGCAGAACCTGAAAGACCCCAACCGATTGTTCCGGCGTGTCCGTGACAAACGGGGCAACCTTGTGTTGTCGAAAGCGGCAAAGGCATTTCACCCCGGACGGGGCGTTTACAGGTCAAGCGCAAAGAATGCCGCCCGGCTTACACGGTCTGAAATCAATATGGCATACCGTGAAAGCGATTATTTGCGTTGGCAAAGCCTTGATTTTGTCGTGGGGTTTGAGGTCAAAAGGTCAAACCATGAACCTTTGTGCAAGTGTGACATTTGCGAGAAGCTGAAAGGGCGTTATCCAAAGCATTTCAAGTTCAAGGGCTGGCACCCGCAATGTATGTGTTACGCCGTGCCAATCCTGATGGATGAAGAAACCTTTGATGAAAACGAGTTGGGCGACCTCAAAGCGGCTTTGCGTGGCACTCAATACAAGCGTTTGGAAGCAAAGAATGTCGTTGTCGATGTGCCGGACGGCTTCAAAGAGTGGGTCAAGGAACATGAAGAAGCGCAAGCAAATTGGAGTTCCACACCTTATTTCATCAAAGACAACTTCACGGACGGCAAGTTATCCAAGGGGTTGAACTTTGAAACCAAGAAGCAAATTGACCCGGTACAACAGCAGCTTGACCAATTAAAGCCGCAAATATCCTCAATCCGCACATTATGTGACGAATGGGGGCTAAATACATTTGTGCTTGATGATGCCATACAAAAACGCAATCCGTCCGGCGTTGTCAATGCCATTTCGGTTTTACAAGGTCGTGTTGATGCTGCAATGAAAGAATATAATAATTTCATTGCAGATGCCACCCAAGCAATCAAGGATGCCCGTAAATACAAAATTGATGTCACCGATATGTTGGAACTTATTGCCACCATCACAAGTGACAAGAGAGAATGGATAATGACAAAGGCTTCATGCAAGGAAATGTTGGATAAATTGAAGAAACGGATTCAAGATGCCATTGATGAAGCCAACAAGCCCAAAGCCGATGCAAATTCCATCATTGGCAAGTATGATGTTTCACGTGCCGACAATGAAGATGAAATGGAAAAGTCGCTTGGAATGCACAAAGCGGCGGCGATGAACCATGATGATGCAAACGAGCTGAAAGGCAATCCGAATTTCACGCTTGGCGGCGGCTATCACATAAATTGCCAATCATGTGTTGTCGCTTACGAGATGCGGCGGCGTGGATATGATGTGGAAGCCAACCAAAACACGAAGCGAAAAGGAAATATCCCGTATGAACTTTCCTATACCACCGAAAAGGCATGGCTTGATGATAACGGGAATGTGCCAAAGAAACAACGTGCGGGCGGTCGATATGTCGATGGCTACAAGATAAAGAACAAGACGTTCAAGGTAATGATGTCGGAATTTGAGGACATGACTTCAACACCCGGTCGATACCACATAAATTTTGGATGGAAAAATCGCCGTAGCGGGCATATCATAACAATGGAAAGGTTCAAAGACGGCACAATGAGAATTTACGACCCACAATGCGGCATGGTCATAACAGACTTCAAGGCATACGCAAAACGCTTTTCATTGGTCTATGGAATTAGCATCTTGCGTGTGGATAATTTAAGGGGTAATCCGCATTATGTGTCGGGAGCGACAAAGAAACGGCAATGAAGAATCAATCCGGCAGGTTTTCGATGAATTGCCCCCATTCTTCTTCGGTTGCGACCCGTGCTTGCCCTTGCTTAACAAGGATGAACACGGGTTGCCCTATAAAGGGCATTTTGCCGTTCTTGTTATAGGGCGAATAAACTTCATAACCTTTCCAATCGGGAATCCGCTCAAAGGTATCAAAACCGTACTCTTTGGCAATAGCCATTATCATTTCTTGCTTCTTCTTATCCATAACTTATTGTATTTTAATTTGTTGTACAAAGGTAAATAATTGGGGCTAATATAAAGCAGGGGTTGCACAAGTTTTTCATAACTTATGCAGCCCCTTGCATTAAGTCAAACTTCTTGGGAATCGACCCAAGACATTCTTTCTTTCATGGAAGAAATGACAAGGTTTTCAATCCGCTTTTCGAGCGCGTCAAATTCCATGATGAATTGGTCGGCAATGATGCGTTCCGTATCATCCACGTTGTATATTTCATTGAGCGACTTATATACTTTCGTGTAAAGTTCCTGCATGGTTTTCATGCAGTCAATGAAATTTTCAGTCTGTTTGCTGACGGTCATTGCGCACCCCCTTTCTTTGCTTGTGCGGCTTGCTTTGCCAATTCCGCTTGGTTGATAGCGTCAAAAAGAAACTTGTTCACGAAGTAGATTTGCCCTTTTCCGGTCACTTTGGTTGTGGTGGTGACAAGGGAATCGCCGTTGGGCTTTGTTATCACCGTCTTTTTGAGTTCAAACAAACCCATTTGCAAGGCTTTTTGCGTGGGCTGGTTGTACATTTCGCCCTTTTTGCAAAGGTAGCCTTTATCACGCATCCATTGGAAAAGGCGGTTTTGTCCGATTTCCACGCCGTTTTGCTTGATGATACGGGCAAGTTCGCCAACCAAAATGGAATGTTCGGACGTTTCAACGGCTTTGGCGAATGTCGCACCGGGCATTAAAGCCTTGATGTGCCGTTGCTGACCCTCATTCATTGAAGTTAAAGCATCATTTTGGCATTGCAACAAGTAGTTCTTGTTTTCGGATTGCTTCAATGCCGCTTGTTGGCGGTCGATTGTGTCCTTTGCCACCATCAATGCCCGTGCCATGATTTGTTCCGGCGTTTCGTCTTGCCGGGCAACCATGTAACCGCCCGACTTGCGTATGCTTGGCAACACTTCACCGCAAACCCATTTGCGGAACGGCTTTGCCTTTTCGGAATCAGAGCGAAGCAATACTTCATACATTCCGGGTTCTGTTACAAAAAGGACTTGTTGATTGCCGCCTTGTGTAAGGATGTCCATTCGGCGGACACCCTCTTGGTCGATGCGTTTAGCAACATTGCGATGATTGGCAACATTGATTGCTTTACAAAGGTCTGCAAGGCAAAATAATGGTTCGCCGCTTTCCGTTAAGGAAGTGCGGATTCGCCCGAATTGGGCATTCTCAAAAATTGTCACTTGGTCTTTCATTGTTAGTCAATTTATGAAAGATTACACATTGCCACTTTGGGTGTGGTGGCTTTTCACATAAGGCAATGAAAAAGGCATTGCCTTTCCCGTTGACTAACACCACAAGTGGCTGGATTTCCATTACAGATTTCCACGGGGGTACAATGCCGATATGTCAGCCGTCAGGGTATAAAAATACCGCCAACGGATTGTTTGCGGTTCTTGCGTTCCGCCACTTGCGTATGTTAGTCAATGGCAAAAGTAGCAAGAATAATCGAAACGACAACAAAAATCACCGCAAATTTAGCGGATTATCTGAATTTTGTTTTACTATAAAACACTTATTTGCAAACAAAAAGGGCTTGAAGCCCAATTTTGTTTATTGCTTAACAAAGATATAAGGCAAAGTCAAGTTCGGGTCATGCAAAACAATTCTTGTTTCACTTTGTATGTCCATATCGAAACCTTTGTACCGTTGATTTGTTTCCTTGTCGTACAAAGCCATGTAATCTGCATCGGAGTTGATGAAATAATAGCATTCTATATCTTCATACACTTCATCAACAATATCAAATGCCCTGTATGTGCATTCACCTTGCGCATAATAGAGGTGTTCTTGACCATTCATGTAATCATCACGGGTAACTTCAATTTCTTTGTCGAAATGCGTGCCGAACACAATCAAGTCCGGGTCAGGCAATAGACTTCCTAATTCACCGCCTGAAAGGTTTGAAAACTGAATGTCCGCCCAAGTTCCATTGAACAATGCAAATGCCTTTTCTTGCCTTTCGGAATAAGTTGAAACGAAATCATCATCTTTTGAACATCCGACAAGGGCAATCCCTGCAATTATGCAAGTAATGCAAGCACGAATAAATTTCTTCATATTTTCATCCATTAAGTTTATAATACCGCCGCAATTTTCCTTACGTTGGCAAGGCGTTCCAAAAAAGACTTATCACGCTTTGTTGTAATCATGTCATAATCGGCTTGCAGCCGCAAAAGCATATAAGCCGGGATTCCCATTGCTTTTTCGCACAAAAGCGCAAATTTTGTGTTTACGGGTCGTTTGCAGTTCACAATGTCGTTCAAGACAGTATAAGACACGCCCATATCCGCCGCAAGTTGTTTTTGTGACAAGCCCCGGCATTCTATTTCGTCTTTGAGCAATTCGCCCGGATGGGTGGGTTCGTAAGGCTCTAAGTTGTTGGCAATCATTTTTGGGTCTATTCCTTTAACAGTAACCATAACGCAATTATTTATAATGGTTTGACAATTCCAAGATGTTGCAGATGTAAACAATCGTTTCGTTTTCTTCTTCTGACACGGTAAATTCGATTCGGTATTGGTCATTCACCCTTATGGATGAAATGCCCGCCTTGTCGCCTTTCAAGACCTCGTAACGCAAGGATGGGAGCAGGAACAAATCTTCAACCTTGTTTGCGCTTTTGATAAGGTCAATGCCTTTTCTGTAACGCTTTATGATGTCAGGTTGGAAGCGGTGTTTCTTGTCGCCCTTTCCCGTTTCATAGAGTTCACGAAGATAATCCTTGTCGAATGTTACAATCATGCTTTTATCTTTTGCGTACAAAGATAACGCTTTTATCCGTGCTATCCGCAAAAAAGTTGATTTATTTTTTCGACAACCTTGTTTTTGCCCATGTGGAGCGTGAAAAGCGGTGTCCGCTTTTCTCTTTATACTTTCTCTTTACTATATCTTTTTATTTTCTTTCCTTTTCTTTTATTTGCATGACTTTGCATTGCAAATGTATAACCGTGCAATGCAATTGCATCATGGCTAACGGCGATTGCGCTTCATAAGGTTTTTAATAAGCTGTGATTTGACGGTTTCCAAATCAATGAGATTGTCCGAATTATAAACGAGTTCATACGGCAATGTTCCGGCATAGAACATTCTGATTGCTTCTTCAAGTTGTCTTGGGTCTTTCAATCTTGATTCGATGTGCGATGCAATGCGCACGTCCGCACCCAAGCGCATTGCGGTTTTAGCGGCTGATTCTGTCATCTTCTTATTGCTTTATTTGAATTACTATAATACAATGCAAAAGTAGTTATTTTGTTCAGTAAAACAACCATTTGCAAAGGCGTAAAATGCACTTGCAATGCAAAATGTGGATAAATCAAGGATAAGTCAATATGCGTTTTAAGGTGTATTATAGTAAAACACATTACTTTTACGCATGATTTGTGAACTTATAAAAAGATTATCGGAATGAAAGAAAGAATTTTAGCATTACTGATTGCAAAGTTTTCAGGCGTGCGAAAGGACGGTTTGACAGCATTGGCACGTTCACTTGCGTTACAATGCGCAACCGAAGATGAAGCGAAAGCCCTTGTGGATAAACTCACCGATGCGCAAGTGGGCGAATTTGTCAAGGAGTATCGCGCCGATGTGGATAAGGAAGTGTCCGACAGCAACAAAACCTTTGAAACGAACTTGAAAAAGAAGTATGACTTCGTGGATAAGGGCAAAAAGGTTGAACCCGGCGACCCAAAGCCCGACCCGAACGATATTTCAGAAGTGGTGAAAGCAGCGGTTGCGGAAGCCGTCAAGCCGTTTCAAGAAAAATTGTCAGGCTATGAGCGTGACAACATTGCAAAGTCAAGGCTTCAATCATTGAACGAAAAGTTGGCGAATTGCAAGGATGAGAATTTCAAGAACCAAACCTTGAAAGACTTTGCCCGCATGAAGTTCGACACGGACGATGACTTCAACGAATACTTGGCGGAAAAGGAAAAGGACATTGCCACGGCAAATCAAAACAAGGCTGATATTGATTTGAGCAATTCCGGCGGAAGCCCGCTATTCGCCCAAAAGGAAGAAAGCGGTATTTCAAAAGGCGTTGCCGATTTCATTAACAGCCAAAAGCCCGAAAACAACGTGTTCACGGGCAAAGATGTTTAACACCTAATTCATCAAAGCAATGGGATTGAGAATTGACCGTAAAAAGGACAACCGTGTTGTGAAGTGTATTCTTCACCGTGTTGCAGATATACCCGGTGGCGTTACCGTCAAGGTCGCAAACTTGGGTGGCACGGGGTTGTTCGAGGGAACACCCCTTGGCGTTGGTTCTGATGGATTGTTTGAAGTCTGCAAGACCGCACAGATATTGACGGAAGCGATTGCAACCGCAACCACGTATGAGGTTGCCAAAGGACACCACTTCAAAGTTGGTGACAGGTTCGCAACCGATGCTTGCGATGGTCAGCAGATAACGGCAATTGACAAGTCAGACCCGGCAAAGGATGTTATCACCGTTGGAACGACCCTTGGTGCGGTCGTCAAGGCTGGAACTTGTGCGTTTGAATCGAGTGGAGCAAACAAGACATTGAAAGTGACCCCGGTTGCAATAGCCGGGTCGAATGAAGATGTCAAGGATGGCGACAACTTGTTTGTAAGTGCATGGGTTATCGGCGTTGTGCGAGAAGCAACCGCACCCATAGTAAATGCCGCTATCAAGTCGGCATTAAAGACAATCGCTTATGTGTAACCCCTAAAAGCAAACCGATATGCAAAAATCATTGATGGTTGGGTTGAATGAAAAGGACATGGAAGCCGTAATCCGCACTTACGACCTCAAAGATTACTATTATCCAACCCTTTTCCCACTCAAAGAAACAAATACTTTGACGTGGAAGATGCTTGAAGCGCAATCCGGCTTGAAGATTGCCGCCGACCTTGTGTCAAGGGGTGCGACAATTTCACGCAAGACCCGTGAAGCGATTTCACGCATTCAGGGCGATATACCAAAAATCGCCATATCACGAGAGAAGAACGAAGATGAATTGACCGAATACGACATAATGGTCGCAATGTCGAGCAGCAACCCCGATTTGCGTGCCCTTGTCGAGTTTTGGGCGGAAGATACCAAGTATTGTTGGGATGGCGTTGCAGCCCGTGCGGAATGGATTGCATTGCGCCAAATTTCGCTTGGAAAGGTCAAGTTCACCAATTCCAACAATGCGGCGGTCGTTACCGAATATGACGTTGATTATCTGATTCCGGCGGAACAGAAGATTGGCGTTGAAACGGCATACACGAGCGGCACAGGCGCAAAACCGCTTACCAAGGACATTCCAAAAGCGATGAAACTTGGCAAGAAGTTGTTTGGCGCAACGTACAAGTTCGCATTTATGAATGTTGATACCTTTGAAAAATTCGCTTCACAGGAAGAAGTTTGGAAGAAGTGTTCATCCTACATTCAGAATGCAACGGGAACGCAGGATGCGCCCGATTTGGCGACCGTGAACGCATATCTTGCCAAGAAGAAAGAACTTTACCGTGGCTTGCAGATAATCGTGATTGACCAAGAAATCACAATTGAACTTGCCGATGGTTCACGCATTACTTCAAATCCGTTTGAAGATGATGTGGTTCTTTTCTCTGAAAGCAAGGTGCTTGGAAACACCTATTGGAAGAAGCCGATTGACGCAAAGAAGTTGCCCGGAAGCGTTGCCGAAAAGGTAATGCACGGTCATACGCTGGTCAAGAAGTATTCCAATGAATCGCCCGTTCAGGAAGTCACGGAGGGAATCGCCAACTTGTTCCCGGCTTGGAATCTTTCAGGTCGAAGCGTGTTGATGCAGACCAATGCGACAACTTGGAATAAGAACTAACATTCGCCGTTGGGGTGCATAACACACCCTAACGGCTTTGCAAGACAAAAAGGAGTATGACAAACAAGGAGTATTTGACCAAAGCATTGAACGGACTTAACCTTTCGGAAGATGATATTGACATTATCGTTCTTAAAGGTGGTCTTGAAGCGGAATCCGATGTGGATGTAAGGGCGTGTGACACGGCGGTTTATAACCGTATGTCCGTAATCCTTAAAGGAATGACCCAAAACGTATCGGAGGGCGGATATTCTATATCATGGAATATGGATGCCGTCAAACTCTTTTATGCCGCCTTGTGCAATGAGTTGGGCAAAGAAAATGTGCTTGTCGCACGCCCCAAGATTCGCAACCGTTCAAACATTTGGTAATATGGCATTCGTGAAGCAATATCCGCATTTCCTATTTATCGAAGAAGCCGGGGAATCCATACAGGATGCAAACGGCAATTGGACGGAATGTGAAGTGTCGCGCAAGTTCATTTCGATGTGCCGTGAAGAATCGGACGGCAAAGGCACGGAATTTCAGGTTGCCGGGGGTGAATACCAAAAGGCAACATCTGTTATCCAATGCCCCAAAACTTGCCCAATGGTTGCCAAAGGTGCGAAAGTGATAATTGCAAACGACAAGGGTTGTTCGGACATAAGGATTGCCGGAATATGCTTGAATTTCGACCCGTCACAACTTCATTCAAGGCTATGGCTATAAAGGCAAACTTTACAAAAGAAGATGTCAAGAAAAGGTTTGATGCTTTCCTTGATATGGTCGAGCAAAAGCAAATCGCAAGGCTGCAAAGGCTTGGCGAAATGTGCTTGACGGAAGCAAGGAACAACAAAGGCTACATGATGCAAACGGGGGCATTGACTTCATCCACCGGGTATCAAGTTTTTGTTGATGGTGTCGCCATTCATAGCCAATTTGATGCGGCGAGCGGTGCGGAAAGCGAAGCAGCGGCAAGGGGCATGAAGTCTGGTCAGACAATCGCCGAAAAGGTCGGAAAGGAAACAAAGGGTGTTGCCCTTGTTGTGGTCGCCGGAATGAATTATGCCGCTTACGTGGAAGCAAAGGGTTACAATGTCCTATCAAGTGCCGAACATCTTGCAGAGCGGGAATTGCCCCGAATGCTTGAAAAACTGATTACGAACATTAAACGTGCAGCCGAATAATGAAATCTACATTTGACACGGATGGAATCTTGTTTTCATTGCTCAATGGCAAAACATCCATTAAGGGTGGTTGCTATGTGCGTGATGAACGCCCGGAAAATTCAGTTGATGAAGATATTGTCGTGAACACCGTTGATTTGGGGCAAGACAGCTTGCCGCAAATTGGCACGTCAAACATCAACATCTATACGCCGGACACCACCAAGAAGATAAAGGGGAAAATGCAGGTTTCAGAAAACGGCACACGTTTGAAAGCCTTGACGGAAGAAGTCTTGGCGATTGTGAGAAGTGCGAACATCAAAGGGTTGAAGATGCGACCCGGCACAATGTCAATCATGTATGAGCCGAACACCAAACAACACTTTGCTAACATTCGCATTGATTGGAACATTCAAATTGATTAAAAGTTATGGCAGAAAGAACATCTTTGATAACCCTTGGTCTTTGCCAAATCAAGGTTGGAACGGCAGCACCCAATGGAACAATGCCGTCCGAGTTAAACAAAATCGGCAAGACTTACAAGAATACTTGTAAGATTGCACAGGCAACGGCGGACGTGACGGAACATTTCGAGGAAGGCATGGCAGCCCCGGAAGTGCGCAAGAAGTCACGCAAAATCCCGACCCTGACATTCTCAATCATGGATGCCAACGTGCAAGATTTGATTGATTATGTCGGCGGTGCAAATGTGGGCGATTCGTCCAATCCCAAGTGGGGTTATGATGGCAATGAAGTTGTCGCAAACAAGGCAATTTTCGTTGAATCTGAACAGGGGTTGGACTTTGAGATTCCCAACGGTGACATTGAAGCGGTCATAAATGCGGATATGTCGGCGGCAGGAATTTTCCTTGTGGACTTCACCGTTACCCCGATGGCGGTTACAGCCGGAAAAGCCATTCGCGGCGTGCCGAAAGCCAAGGACTAATTCGGGGTGCATTGATTGTTTAATACAAAAACCCGAAGCCCCCGGAGTGTGACAACTTACGGGGGCTTCTTACTTTCAGAGATTATGAATGACGAAAAGAAACAACTTGAACAAGAACGCAACGAGTTGAACACCCTTATCAACAAGGGCGTGACATTCGAGGTGAAAGATACCGAATTTGAGGTGGAGAAAAGGTTTTTCGGTCTGATAAAGCGATACAAGCCCAAAGAAGTAACACGCACTTTCAGAATTGAGGAAATGACCCTTGCGACACTTGACCGTGTAACATCTGAATCGGTGGAAATCGCTATTGATGAAAATGCGATGAAATCGGTGGGTACGGACAGCATGAAGATGGCAAGGACACTTGCGCATAAACATTCATTGCGATGTGCCAAGATTGTTGCAATTGCGGTACTTGGTGAAGATAGGTTGATTCCCAAACCCGGAAAAGCGGGCATAAGATGGGTAGAGGACACAAAAAAACTTGATGAACTAACGTCTTTGTTCGCCCGGAAAATCAAATCTTCAACCTTGTACAAGTTATATGTACTTGTCAATACGATGGGCAATCTTGGGGATTTTATGAACTCTATTCGATTGATTTCAACAGAAAGAACCACGATGCCGATTCGGATAGAGGAAAACAACGAGGGTTAAACAGTCCACACGGTCGCCGGGGTGCAATATGTGAGCATTTCGGATGGACTTACGACTACTTGTTACACGGCATTCCGTGGTCGGTTGTTCAAAGGATGATGATTGATGCACCGGGCTATGATTTGGATGATGGCAAGGAAACGGAAATTCAATTGTCAGAGGACAACAGCGAACAAATTATGAACTACATTAACAGCATGATGTAATATGGCAGAAATAGACGGTGGGTCATTATCTTTCAAATCCATTTTAGACAATGGTCAGCTTAATGCGGCTATTGACGAAACATTGCGGCGTGTGCAAGGCTTTTCGGATGCCGTTGCCGGAAGTGGCGATGTGATGGATAAGACCACACAAGAAATGGTCGAGTGTATCGAGATTCAACGCAAGGTGATTCAGGATTTGGAAAATTCATACAATGACCTGACCGCCAAAATAAACGCAATTGAACCGGGCGATGCACAAAATCAACTTATCGAACAAGCCAATTCGGTAAAACAAGAATTGGATGCCGAAAAGCAAGGTCTTGTCGATTTGATGAACGAATTGAACAATTTGCAAAGGACAACGAGCGGTGCGGCTTCAAGCCTTGACCAAATACGTGTGACACTTGGGCAAATTGGTGCGGCGTGTGAGGAACACGAACAAGCGATTGCAAAGTTGAGTGCCGAATATGACCGTGTTAGTCATGCGGCAAGCGATGCTTTCATGTCCGGGCGTGATGATGATTACCGTGCCTTACAAGACCGTGCGGATGCAATCAAAGGTGAAGTGGCGGTTCGCAAGCAGCTTTTGAACGAATTGCGCAACCAATCAAACGCATTGGAAGATGAAGCGCAAAAGATTGAAAAGGCGGCACAGGAAGCCGAAAATGCGGCACAATCCCACGTGTCTTTCCGTACCCGCTTGCGTGAAGTGCGTGAAGAATTGATGCAATTGGAACTTGCGGGCGACACAAGTTCCGAAAGATACAAGCAACTTCAAGCACAAATGGGCGAATTGTCGGAAGCGATGGATGCCGTAACCACCCAACAAAATATGTTGAAGCGAGGTGAAAGGATGTGGGATGGCTTGTTGTCGGGGCTTTCGGGCGTTTCAGGCGCATTTTCGGCGGCACAAGGTGCGGTTGCCTTGTTTAGCGGTGAAAACGAGAATCTGCAAAAGATAATGCTTAAAGTGCAGTCCTTAATGGCGGTCACAATCGGACTTAAAGAAGTGCAACTTGCCCTTGATAAAGATGAAGCATTCCAACTTGTAACCATCAACGGATTGAAAGAATGGTGGAACAAATTATTGGCGGTCGGCAGGGGTGAACAAGTTGCATCAACAGCGGCGACCGTTGCAGATACCACCGCAACCATTGCGGACACGGCGTCC